GGCTATTCGCAAGATGTTGCTGCTAGAAAAGAAATAACAGGGCAAGAATATACACAAGGCTCAAATCAATATACCGGAGAAATGGGATTAGAAGCATTACGTGAAGTAACAATTACTGAATGTTGGATTCATGTCGACCGTGACGGTGATGGTATTGCAGAACTAAAACATATTATTTCTGCAGGCTCAACTATCTTACATGAAGAAGATGCAACTGGTATACCACTAGCTGATATTGTTCCTATTGATATACCACACGAATACTACGGTCTATCAATGGCAGACTTCACTAGATCTTCAACACTTGCATCGACTGCTATACTTAGGGGTTTTGTAGAAAATACTTACCTTACTAACTACGCACCGAAGCTAGCTGATCCTAATGTTGTAGACTTCTCTGCCTTGCAGAATATGAAGCCTAAGCAAATCATACCAACTAATGGTAATCCAGCTGGCGCTGTATTTCAGATGCCGCCTGAAGCTATATCAACTGGTACTGTACCTTTGCTTGAACATCTACAAATGATTAAAGAGCAAGCCACAGGTATGTCTAAGGCTGCACAAGGTTTAAATGATACTTTATATGTATCAGGAAACTCTGAGCAAAAGATAGCTGCTGTTCAAACCGCATCTCAAAAACGTATACAGCATATTGCTAGAAGGTTTGCAGAGACAGGATTTAAAAGATTAATATCTGGTTTGTATGATACTCTTAAGACTTCAATGAAAGGCGAAGTGAAATTTAATTTCTCAGGTATTTTCTCTACTATTAATATGGATACACTACCAGAGTCTATGGATGTTGAGATACTACTAGACATTGGTGAAAATTCTAACAGTACTAAGATTGCAAAGCTTTCTAAGATTGGTGGAGAGATATTACCAGGATTAAATAACCAAGGTGCTGGATCTGTAATTAAACCTGCAGCGCCTGCTGTATTAGCTACTAAGTTAATAGAAGCTATGGATTTAGACAGTAATGATTTTCTTGAAGATTATACTCAACCTGAATTTCAACAGAAGGCAGCTCAAGCATTGCAGCAGCAATCTGAAGGAGCGCAAGCTGACGTAGAGAATACTAAACGTTTAGCTATAGCGAATACCGCTTTAGCGGAGGCAAACGTAAACTACACTAACGCGCAGGCAAAGAATACAGTCGATGATAACTCTAAGCAATTAGCAGTAGCAATCGATAGACATTTCCAAGAATGGGCAGACCTCACTATTAAAGCTATGAAGGAAGGTGCAACATTACCTCCTCACCCAGAATATAGTGAAATCCTAATGATGTCACGAAACCTGCTACAAGCAACTAATCCAGGAGATAATCAATAATGGCACACGTAGTAATAAGTTCTTACGGAACTGGAGCGGCCCAAGCAGGCGGCGCAGTAACAACAACAAGCGGAAATAAAAATGTATTGTTTGTAAACGAAACTGATTCAACAATAACTTTAGATCTTCATATAGGCGGTGCGCATCACTCACCAGGCCTATCACATACGATACCTGCTAAAGGGTATCTTAACTATGCACATACCGGCACTCATGGTGCAGCTACAATGGTTAATGTAAAAACAGCGCACGGTACTTCTGCTCAAGCAGACGAGCGTGTATATATGTATCATAAAGTTTAACGAATGGATAAATATAAAAAGACAGCCGAGACGAGGCTGGGAAATACAAAATCCTACGGTAATCATAAGACGCATCCAGAAGAATTAGCGCGAATAGCCCACGTAAAAGGGCATTTCGCTGCTAAAGAAAGAGATGAGTTTTTTGATGAAGTGTATGGTGAAGTCTTAGTTGACTTCTTTTTAGAGTGGCTTAAGACGGAGCCACATGAAACAAAATCTCGAGAGTTCCTCTACGCTTCCGCAATGGCACTAGGTAGTGTCAAGCAGAGAATGATAAACTTCGAGATGTATGGGAAAAATATCCCACACCTTATGGAGGACACAACAGATGCGAGAGATTAATTATGAACATCTTGCTAAGAATATAGAAGAAATGATAAACACCCTTGAGTATGATTCTTCGAGAAGTGCGGGTAAAACCAAACTTAACTCAGATAAACTTATAGATTTATACACTCTACAAGAGCGATACTCAAAGATGATGAATTCACCAGCTAACTCCCGTAAGAAGGAGATAGTAAATGGTTGAAACTAATACCGAAGCAACTATAGATTCTACCTTAAGAGATGATACTATAGCCGAGGTTACTAATGATTTAACAGCTGATAACTTGCTGGCTGATATTGTACGGAATTCCGATTTCGTAGAATCTCTACCCGATGGCGAAGTTCCAGAGTTAGATCCGGAAGAATCAGATGACCAAGACCCAATACAGTCTGAGGAAGCCGATAACGAAAGTGTCGAAGAAGTTGAAGAAGAAGCTAATGATGAAGAAGATGAAGATGCCGCGGAAGCCGCTACCGACGTATCTGAAACATTTGCCGCTGAAGATTTAGACTTAGAAGCTAGAGTTGTTGTCAAAATTGATGGCGAAGACTCTGAAGTTTCTTTTGGTGACTTAATAAAAGGTTACTCTACTGAACAACATCTTTCTAAAAAGGGTCGTGAACTCGGTGACGCAAGAAAACAGATGGACTCAGACTACGATACTAAAGTAAAAGAACTTGGCAATATGTCAAAAGCTTCTGCTGCGGTTTTGTATTCTAATGAACAGTCCTTGGCAGATGAATATCATGGGATTGAAACGCAAATAGAACAAGCGCGGAAAGACGGTGATACTTACGAAGTTAACGAACTTAAAGATAAACGTGAACAAGCACAGAAAAGCTACTGGCAAGCTCGTAATCAACGAGAAGCCTTAGTAAAGCAAGTTACACAACAAGAACAAGAAGCGCAACAGAAAGATTGGCAAGCACAGCTTACTAATTTTAATGAAAGAATTCCTGAACTTATACCTGACTTTAATGATAAGACAGCCACAAGCATACGAGAGTTTGCTATAGCTGAAGGTATATCTGCAGAACTTCTCGATTCAATTGCTGATCCTGTAATTGTAAAATTTGTCGATGATTATCGTAGACTTAAACAAGGCGTGTCAAAAGGCGCTGTCAAAAGAAAATCTGCCCCAACTAAAAAGATTCCTGTACGCAAAGCTAAAAGTATAACTAAGCGTAAACAAGATGCTAATGAAGCTCAAAGACAAAAAGTCTTGAGTGGACAAGGATCTGACGACGATCAACAGGGATTTTTAAGAGGTCTTGCCGAACGCTCATTGAATCTTTAATACCCTAGGAGGTATCTATAATGACTACTAATGTAGGCGGACGTATTACAGGAGGACCAGCAGGTCCAGCTCGTGGTACAGGCACAAATGTCTCTCAAAGAGAAGACTTAGCCAATTTTATCACTATGATTACACGGGACGAAACTCCGTTCATGTCATCTATTGGTAAAGCAAAAGCAAGCGCTATTTATCATGAATGGCAAACAGACACACTAGCAGCCCCTGGCTCTTCACGAATTGCTGAAGGTCAAGACTGGTTAGCCCCTGGAGCTGCTAACCCAACACCAGCAGCAGGCGCAGCGTTCCAACCAGTTGGACCGTTCCGTACACGTTTAGGTAACTACACACAGATTAATGGTAAAACTATTGCTGTGTCTGGAACTCGACGTGCAGTTGACCAAGCTGGTGTTGCAGACGAATATGCGTATCAACTTAAGAAACGTGGTACAGAATTACGACGTGACGTTGAGCATGATATGATTCACTCATTTAACGTATCAGCAGCTGTTGGTGCACAACCGAATACAGCTCGATCCGCAGGTGGGTATCAATCATTCATTAATGCTGCAGCAACAACTGTATACGCTACAACCCAATGGGGTGTACCGGCAACAGTAAGCAGCGGTGTAGGCACAATACGATCAACACTTGGTACTACTGCACAACCTACAAGAGGTGCTTTAGCATTAACTGACGTTGATACAGTTATGCAAAGAATCTACGAAGCAGGCGGTAAAGCTACTAAGATTATGTTGTCTCCAAAACTACGAAGAGACTTCTCTGATCTAATGGTTAGTGATACTGGCGTTGTACGAAACATTGACGA